ATGAATATGTAAGGGATGCTGGAAACAATGCTAAACTTTATGTTGATGGTGTTAAGGTTGGAGAAAAATTAGACGATGGAGCTATACGAGTTGGAGATGATCCTACCGGATTTGGAGTTAGTTCTTATTATATCTTAGGGGGTAACGGTATGTTACTTGAGGGTAAAATTAAGCGATGTGGAATGTGGAATTTTGCACCAAGTGATCAACAAAGACAAGACAATAGGGATGGTAAAAAATTGCCGAGTCTCATGCTTCATGGATGTGGCGTTAACTTGGTTTCTTCATTCCAAGAGTCAGGTTTTCCTTTAGATGTTTTTACAGATAATGGAGATGGTTCTTATACAGCAGGGAATAATGGCACTTCATGGCAAGGGTTTGAACAACCTGCTTCAGAAAGGTTTCCTATTAAAGTTGGAGAAAAATATAGGCTTTCATTTGATTACACGTTGAACTCTGGAGTTAATGATCTTCAGTTATTTATTGGTAACGGAGGTGTTGGTTCTAACTATGGTAATAACATTTTAACCGCTGTCGAAGGTTATAATGAAATAGAGTTTGAGATACTTGTTGAGCATAACCTTGCTAGGTTAGTGACTCAAGTAAACAGCGTTTCAAACTTCACGGTTTCAAATGTAAGGTTAGAAAAAATAGGTTCTGCAATTGATCTTTCGTCTGGAAAAACAAACTATGGAGAAGAATTGGTAGAGAATGGTCATTTCGACAATGCAGATGGTTGGACTATTGGTACAGGCTGGAATATTTCTAATGGAGTAGCTAGTTGTAATGGAACACAAACCGCATTTTCTGCAGTAGTGCTTCCAAACCTTTTTGAAACGTACAAAAACTATATTATAAAATATAGAGTAGACTCAATTAGTGCAGGGACCGTTAGAGTGTTTGCTGGAGGAACCGCAGGAGGTGAATTTAGAAGTCAACCCGGAGTTTACTATGATATTTTAAGAAGTGTTGGTACTCCTGCATTATATATTGAAGGAAACCCCGACTTTATTGGTGTTGTTGACAATGTAAGCGTTAAAGAAGTATCTGAATGGTACGATTTAAACTCAGGTATAAACTGTCTAACCAGAGCATTACTTAAACGTTGGAACGGTTTCGGAGAAAACAGGTATGGAGTTGAAAAAGAACCTAGTCTTTATCTAGAAGGACACGGTTCTTCAAACCATTTTTTAAATTCTGACAATCCTGTCTCTCAAACAGTCACAGGACTTACCATTGGAGAAACTTATACTTTGAACGGTAAGGGAACTGGCATTATTGAATTGCTGCAAGTTGGGACAAGTTTCAAAGCTGTATGTACAGAAGTTAGACCTGTGACCTTTATAGCAAGGTCTACAAGTGTTGATATTACCCTGAAAGGAGTATTTGATTGGGTCAACTTAACGGATTCTTCACTTCCTTTTAATCACATTCCAACTTCTGGATCTAGTGTTGCAAAATCGGGTGATATATTTTTCCTGCAGAACATTCAAGCTAATGGCCTTATTGGAAAAACAAAAGGGTCTTGGTATATAGAATTTGGTAACGATTGTTACTTAAAGGATCGTCCAAGTGGATCACAATTTTTGTTGCTTACAGAAAATGTGGTCTCTGGACAATATTTAAAGTCGATCGGATTTTGGACCGCCGGAACAAACAACATTCAAATACGAGTATTTGACGAAGTTGCCAACCAAGAATTAATTTCTACCAATATAGATATTAATGGAGCAAAGGTTCTTTTTACTTGGAATAACAATGAGCTTTTTATGTATGTGAATGGAGTATTGGTTAAGGTTTGGGAAGATATCATCTTGTTTCCGTATGAGCAAATTTATGATGCTCAATTAACGCATACCTATATAAGATTAAAGACAATGGCATTGACTGATAGATTCATTCAATCTGCAGAAGCTATTGAATTAACAACTTAAAAATAAGATTTATGAATGTTGTTTTTACATACAAAAGAACAGAAGCTTTTAGCTCTGGAGATCAAGAAAAGGTAGATGTAATTCCCTTTTCTCCAATTCCAGAAATGAGAACGGTAAAAGAATACGATGAGGAAGGAAAAGTTGTAGCCGCTACAATTCCGTATCAGGCTAATATTGAAACTCAAGAACAATTCGATTACATGAAAACCTTGCTGTCTCAGTTTGGAGAACTAAACATTATTGGCGTGTGGGATGATCAAGGAGAAATTGTTGAGTTTGATACAACGAAATACTGTGATGCTCTAAAAGATATTGAGGAGTTCGAAGAGAAAGTTTTCATTAATGGAGAAGATTTTACAGGTAGGGAGGAAGAGTTTGAAAGAACTCCTCTAAAAAACGAGTCTGGAGAAGATATTATTATCAATGATGAACCTGTATATGAAGAGTTTACTTATAACAAAATCAAAGTATTAAAGTCAACCAGAAGGCCAACTTTAACAGAAGCTAAAAGCACAGATGTAAATGTGTTCAATAACGAGTTTAAACGAAAATTAAATTAAACCCTATACTCATGAAAAATCTAATTGACAAGATTGTGCGGTTTGTAATTCCTGCAAAAGATAAATTACAACATTATTATTTATGGAGCCTGATCTTTTTTGCTCTGGTCTTTGCTTTCGATGCTATTAACTATGTTTTTCCGCAAGTGACAATTTCGGATTGGTGGGCTTACGGACTAACAGTATTATCTGCCGCCGATAAAGAAATCAGGCATGACTTGATTTTGAAAAAAGGTCATCCAAGTCTTAAGGATTTCATCTTTGGAATACTAATGGCCTCATTATTCATGCTTAATTCTATGCTTTAATGAAAGATATGTTAATCACATTCGCCAACAAGTATGGTGGCTTTGTAATAGGGGGGCTTGTAGGAGCTATTGTGCATAGATTAAGAAATACAATGAGTTTCAAAAAATTCTTAAGTGTACTTTTTATTTCTGCTTTTGTAGGGTTCTGCGTTGGGATTATTATGAAAAATTATCTAAATGCAAGTGACGAAGTAATATTTGTTGTTTGCTCCATCTCAGGAGTTTTCTCAAAAGATATTTTAGACGAAATACAAGAATTTATTCAGAACCTATCAGTATTTGCAAAAAAATACTTGAGGATTAATGACGATTCCAAAAAGCCTCCAAAAAATCCAAATCAAAATAATTCAAATACTCCGGAAGAAGTAATTCCAGAAGTAGATTAAAACCAAATATCATGGGAAAACCAATTATAAAATTACATCGATTCAAACAAGATTGGAACCAAACGTCTGGAACTGTTACGGTTTTAGACGATGACAATGATCCCGTTTTCGCTTCCATTTCATTAGAAAGAGGATGGAGAAATAATCAAGTATCTGTGAGTTGCATTCCTGAAGGCGTTTACAGTGTTGTGCTTGAATATTCTAACAGGTTTAAAAAGGACCTATGGGAAATTAAGGATGTTCCCGGAAGATCAGAATGTAAATTCCATGCAGCCAACTTATGGAGTCAATTAAATGGTTGTGTTGCTTTAGGAACTTCTCCTAGAGACATCAATAACGATGGTTATTTAGATCCAGTTCGATCCAGAGATACAATGAAGGAGTTTCATCGTGTATTGGATGGCCATACTGAAGCATTGCTTATTATCACTACTGAACCAAACGTCAATTAAAATGCTTGGATCTATCTGGAAATTAATTCTTTCTCAACCAACGAAAGTAAAAGTACTTTTAGTGGTAATTGCATTACTCAGTTTAACCTCTCTTGCATATCTAGGTCAATATGCTTACATGAAGAGAAAACTTTTCATAGAGTATAAAGGAAAAGTGAAAAGGCTAGAATTAGAGTTGGAGGAATCAAGCAAAAGAGAACAGCAAAGTATCAATATTGCTAGAAAAAAAACGCAATCAATTAATACTAAAAGATTAAGTATAGACAATAAACTCAAAGAAGATGAAAAAATTATTGATAACGATTCTATTACTGACGATGACATCCGTAGTTTTATCGCAAAGCATAAAGAAAGATAGTGTAACTGTTGGCAAGAAAACCTTCAAGTCAATAATGAAGGAAAGCCGAAAATGTGATTCTCTAAAAGTTGCTCATACTAAAAAGAGCATTCTTTTACAAGACTTAATAAAAAGCAACTTAACCATGTTTAATGATTTGGAGCGTGAAAGAAAGTTGAGAGAATCTTTGCAATTACAACTGAAATCAACAAATAAGGACTTGTTAAGACTCTCTAAAAAGAGAAGTAATAGCTGGCTCTATGGAATTGGAGGTGCAGCACTTGGTATAATTATTTATTCATCGGTTAAATGACATTGGACTTCAAAATAGCCACATCTTGGAACGACTTAAACGACTGGCAGTTAAAGAAAATTGCTAGTATCATTTTTTCTCAAGAAGAGAACAAAGTGCAGTCTTTTCTATTGGTGGCTTACTTGTTTATTGTAAAACCAACCTTCAAAAATGTATTTAAGTTCTTCCGTTTATTGCGTCAGGTCCGATTTTCAGAACTTAAAGAGTACGCATCATTTCTTTATGTAGAGACCGATTTAACCAAGTTCTCCAAAAAAGTAAACGGTTTGTACGGTCCGGATGATCGGCTTGCAAATATCTCTGTAAATGAGTTCTCTTATGCCGATGTGTTTTATTACCGATGGGCAAAGGAACGACATATCCATGACCTTAACAGAATGGTTTCTGTTCTCTACAGGCCAAAGCGAAAGGACTTAGAAGTAAAGAAGGACATCCGAAAACCATTCATAAAGGAAGAGTTGAAATATCATTCTGCGATCGTAGAACAAATGCCAAGAGAAGTGAAACTTACGATAGCGATGGCTTTTCAAGGAACCAGAGAAAAGTTGTCCGAAAGATATCCTCATGTATTCAGAAAAGGAAGTGGATCCGGAAAGTATGTCCCTTTTACAAAAATCATCAATTCTATGTCCAGGAGTGAAAATCAACCTTTTGGAGATTTTTACAAGACAGGCGAAGCAAATATGTATGACTTCCTTGATGTCTTAGAGGAAGAATTGATCGTTCAAAAGAAAAGAGAGAAAAACGCAAAATCAAAAAAATGAGAGTTGTAACATACAAAACGATTCATGATTATTTTAAGACTCTAGGAGAAAACCACAAAACTATTGAGACTTTCGTTGGATATTCTCCTGAAGAACTAGCTGTTCAAATGGGAAAATTGAAAGGTTTCAAGACACCTATGATGGTATTGTTTAATTACGAGGGAAAACTAGATGGAAACCAACAAAGAACATTTGCAACTAGAACCATCTCATTTGCTATTTTAAAAACAGTTGTAAAGCCGGATAATTTCACAGAACAATACAATGCAATTGCAGAATCTGAGGTTTTAGGACTTTCTGTTCTATCAAGAATAAACTATGATAGCAAGTGTAAGAATGTAGAATGGTTACACAACAATTTTCTCAAAGAAAGTGTCCGGTTCAATGAGATCAAGTTCAAAGGCAAAGAGGCTTTATTCGGCATGGAATTCTTCTTCGATTTAAAAACTCCAGAGCCATTAGTTATTGAAGAAAATAACTGGAATGATATAGGAGAAAGTAATTAAGATTTTGTATCTTAGACCTATGTTGCAAAATGCAACACTTTTTCTTTTTCATAGCAATTTTTCGCTCCTTAACGGGAGCGTTTTTTTGTGATTGAGTTTTATTTTACAGTCTAAATTATCTATGTAAACTTTTTAATGAAATACAAATTTCACCATTTTGTTTACAAAGGATTTAGAAAATACATTTTACATTTACCCAAAAGAAATTCATAAATGTCTAAGATAGAGGTGCATATTGCTGATGATCATCCTACAGTTGTAGAAGGCTTCAAAGCTTTAATGAAAGCTCATAATATAAGTGTATCTGGAACTTCTTATAACGGAGAACAAACAATTAAATGGTTTAAAGATCAATCGGCAGATGTATTAATACTGGACATTTCAATGCCAAAAAAAAATGGATTTGAAGTATTACGATTTTTAAAAAATAAAAATCAAAAAACGATAATTGTATCAGGTTATCTAACGGATCATTTTGTTAGAGAAAGTTTACAATTAGGAGCTCTTGGATATGTAAGTAAGAGGGATACGGCTTCTTGTATTATAGAAGCAATTTATAGTGTGATACGAGGAGAACAATACTTAAGTAAAGAAGTTATTGATACTACTGCAAATTCTATTGAATTAAGATTGGATAATGAACAAGAATTAGAACAAGAACTAGCTCACTTAGGATTGTCTACAAAAGAAATTGAGGTGTTTAAGCTAGTTGCTAGAAACTACTCTTCTGATGAAATAGCTGATGAGTTAGATGTTACAGGAAATACCATAAGAACATATTTCAAAAGGATACGTGATAAATTAAAGATAAAAAAAATGATAGGAGTTGTTCGTTATGTATACGAACAAGGATATTATAAAAAATAAATACTAACATATAAGTTGTTTACAGTGAATACTTAAAAGTACTTCATAGTGGTTTTTTTTGCCTAATTTTAGGGTTTTAATCTTAAAATTTAATACCATGAAAAAACTAATAATTTTCTTTGCAGTACTATTTGCATTCTCTTTGACATCTTGTACAGATTTAATTTCAGAAGACGATGAAACAATCTTACAAACACAAGCAATTGACAAAGACGACTCGGTTAATCCAGGAGGGTCAGGACAAGGAGGGGAAGAAGGAGAAAACGAAGAAGGTTAGAAATATTTTCTACTATATTCTCGCAGTAATTTGTGCAACCTCTCTCTTTTCTTTTGAATTCTTTCCTGATGAAACAATTCAGCATAAAGAAGCAACTGAATTGTGGAGATCAAGTAAAAAAGAAAGAACAAAAGCTTTATCTAAAGTTAAAGAATTAGCAAAAGGCTCACCAGAATATGTTGCTTATGTTGAAGCAGCGTCCAAAACTAATTTATCGTACGAGAAACTTAAACAAGTGAGAAAGGATGATAAATTTTTTGGCTTCTCTAATAAGCAACAGTTTTTTGGGGAGTTTGGTCCTATGCTCTGTTTTTTCATATACGCAATCTTTAATTTATTTAGATCTTTTTATTTTGAAAGAAAAAACTTAGGAGTTAAAATATTTCATGGGATTATCATATCTGGTACGTTATTTTATTTCTTCTGGATTTTTCAAAGGTTTCAAGATTTCAGTAAGGCAACATATTATTTAATGACTTTTGTGTCTGCTGGAATAATTGTTTTAGCTGTTTATTTAATCACAAAGTACCAAGACCACTATATTAATATTTTAAAGAAAAATTTCCGGGACCTAGCAATTTTCAGTATTAAAAATACCAAAGAAGAAAAAAAGGAAGAAGCATTAAGTTTGATAAAGAAAATTACTAAAGAAAAAGAAACAGCTTTAAAGTAAAAAAATGCGTGAAGAGAAAAAGTTACAAGATATAACGTTAGAATTGTTAAAGGCCATTAGTTCAGAGGAGTTATCAGAAGATTTACAAGAAATTTTTATCGGTTACTTATCTTCTGAGGCATCTGATAATACAGTGCAAAGAACAAAAAACGTAAGTACATATTTTAAAATACAGACGTTCTTAAGAAAAGTAGGGCGCTTGAAAAGTATCAATCGGTGGTCGAATTAATTTTTTAAGAACTTCTTTTCTTGATATATTTGATGAACATCAAATTTAAAATTATGAGACATCTAATATTTTCATTTCTATTGATACTTTCTAGTTATAGTTTTTCTCAAAAGAAGGTAGAAAAACTTAAAGAATATAAAGCTAATAATGGGGTTACCTATAAAATAGGAGATTCTATAAAATTAAATAAGGGATCAAACTTCAACGGATCCTTTAATTATGTTATGATTGGTGGTTGGGCAGTTTCAATGAATGCTGAACAAAATAAGCTCCCATCAACAAACCAAGGTTTAATTCTAACAGTAAAGAAAATCCGAAAGTATAACCGAAAAAGATATAAGGGCGTTATTTTTACTGTTGGAGGAGGGAATATCACTAATTATTTGTTAATGATAAATGAAGCAATTGAAGCATGCGAAATTACTCCTTGCTCTGAAAAAAACTCATTTTCTGGTTCAGAAAGTAAGTATGATAAGTTGAAAAAGCTTAAAGAACTCCTTGATTCTGGAGCTATCACAAAGGAAGAATTTGAGAAGGAAAAGAAAAAGATTCTTAAAGAAAACTAACTCATGGAAATACCTTATTTCATAATCTAAGTCGACATAATATCTTTATTGTGTCGATTTTTTTGTATGTTTGTGATGCAAGAATGTTTTAGGAGAAATCCGAAAAACAATTATTTACGATAAGAGTTTACCTATGGGTAGCTAATCCGAAAGGCTAGCAGTCTGTTCCTTGAACATTCTTGCAACCCTAAGGGTAAACTCGCATACAAATTAATTTTCGACATGCAAGAAGAAAATCAAAGTGAAAAAGCATTGGAGTTAGTAAAAAAATTATTCTCTCAATGCACAGCTATAGATTTAAGAGAAGATTTGAACCAAATATTTTATGGGTATTTATCTTCTGAAATTTCAGATAGTCAAAGAGAGCGATCTTTGAAATCTAGTACCTATCTTAGTTTGATAGATTTTTTAACTAGAATGTCTAACTTACCAAAAATTGATAGCCGTGATCGATTATAAAGAAGAAGTTAAAAAGCTTATATTAGAGAAATATTGTCCTGCGGATCCAGACTCTAATGAAGTAGAAAAAACCACAGAAGATTTAGTAAGTAGTTTTCAAAAGGTGATTCCGCACAAAGCCATAGACGGTCATGTAGTCTATCAAGCTCTTACAGAGCTAGGATATAAGCCAAAAGAACAAGAACCTTTGGTCTTTATGTGGTATTTTAAAAGAAAAACCTAGAACAATAATTTAGTTTAATAAAAAGCACGCTTTTACAGTGTGCTTTTTTTATGTCCTTTTTTTTCGATAGTTGCATTTGCATCTTGCTATAAATTTTGGTAAGATGAGTGTATCTCCTGGACAAAAAGAAATCAGACTCCAAGAACGTAGAATCGGTCAGAAAGCAGCAAAAGCTGTCGAAGTATTCGTCCATAGAAAAATCGGTAGAACTCTAACAATTAGAAATAAAGGAGGTGTCGATGATAACGGAAGAGTAATGAAGCCGATCATGGAGGCAACAAAAGTTAGAGCAAAAACCGGAACGCACAGACTTTTAGGGTTAAACCTTACTTCAAACAAATACGGTTTTATTCAACATTACGGAGCATCAACCACGAGAATAGAGCATACAGTATTGCTTTCCAACGATACTAGCTTTGTCAGACAATCTCATCCTTTCCAATTAAAAAGTAAAGACATTTTTGAAAACATCTACCAAGAAAGTGGTGCTTTAGAAATATTGTCAGAAGGCTTATCTGAAACCAGAACTAAAGCTGTGAAGATATATATAAGAGGCATTGTGGTAGAATTAAACAAACAAGATGGCAGGTAAAAACACCAACTTAAATCTTACTATCCGTATCAACGGAAAGGAAGTTAAGAACACGCTGACTGGCGTGAAAAAAGAAATGAATAGGCTTAAAAAAGAAGTTGGTAAAGCTACTCGTGGAACCGAAGAGTATGAGAAAAAATCGAGAGAGTTAAGGAAAGTCAAGAAGATGTGGAAGGATATGAACGAGGAGATCAACGGAACCAACTCGTTACTTTCCAAAGTAAAAAAACATATTGGCCCTGTTGTCAAGCTTGTAACTGCAGCGTTTACCGTTGAGCGAGTGATCTCCTTCGTTAAAGGAGTGGCTGATAGTGTTAAAGAGTTGGTAAAAGTTAAGAAAGTAGTCAAACAACTTACCGGATTACAAGGGGAGCAATTAGACAGAACAGCAGCAAGAGTCAAGGCGTTGTCAGACAGTTTTGATCAAGACACTAAGAAAATGACTGAAGCTGCCAACAATCTATCCAAACAAATGAAGATAGATTTTGATGAAGCTTTAGATTTAATTGAACAAGGATTCCTTGATGGTGCAGATGCTAACGGTGATTTCTTGGATAAAGTACGAGAATACCCGGCATTATTGAATGAAGCCGGATTGTCCGCAGACGAGGCAATCTCTTTAATGACTCAAGAAATAAAACAAGGGATTTACTCTGACAAAGGAGTTGATGCCATCAAAGAGGCAAATTTACGACTTCGAGAAATGCCAAAGTCCGCTCAAGAAGCATTGGATGCCATTGGTTTAAGTTCTAAAAATATTCAGAAAGAACTTCAAGAAGGCAGCAAAACGACTTTTGATGTTATTCAGCAAGTTTCTAAAAGAATGGCCACTCTTCCTCCTCAAAGCAAGCTTGTTGGTCAGGCCATTGCAGATATTTTTGGTGGTCCCGGAGAAGATGCTGGCTTGAGATACTTGTCTAATCTTCATAAGATAGACCTTTCATTAAATTCTATTACGGCAAGTTCTCAAGAAACAACTAGGGCCAAGCAACTAGAGATTAAAGCGAATGAATCGTTGAATAATGTATGGGTTAAATTGACCGGAACAGGAAGTACTCTTGCTACTATATACAACACTTTCAAACTAGGTCTCGCTGAGTTACTTGGCTGGATGACTGGAGTAAAAGATGAAGCTCTAGAAGCTAAGAATGCATTTGAAGATCAGGCTAAAAATGTTGTGAACTTGCAAAAAAACTTAGTTCCTCTCTTGGATGAATATGACAAACTGAAATCCAAAACAAAGCTAAGTAAAGAAGAGCAAGAGCGACTAGAAACTGTTATTGGTAAAATAGGTAACATCGTACCAACGGCTATTACAGCGTTTGATGAATATGGTAAAGCATTGGATATTTCTTCTGATAAGGCCAGAGAGTTTATTGGAACTCAAAAAGCTTTGTTAAAGTATAGAAATGCCGAGTTGATAGAAGAAGAAACTGAAAAGTTACAGGAATTAAATAAAGAACTTCAAGGCATCAATTCCACATTGAATAAGAGAAATAAAGATGGTGATATTGTTAGGACGGTCCATACATTTACAAAAACCGATCGCCTAATTGTCTCTGAAGAAAAACTCTCTGGAAATGAGATTAAAAAATTACAAGCTAGAGCAGAAGAGATTCGACAATTACAACTTGGTGTTCAAGCTTCGTTAGATGAGCATACCGGAGATTATCTTGACAAATTTATCAATGCTGAAAAGAAGAAAACGGAAAAAACTGCAGACGAAATTGCCGCTAGAAAGCTTCTTGAAGAAACTGCAGCAAAGTTAAAATTAAAGGATTTTGAAAACCTCTCGGATGCCGAATTAAGGGTATTGATCGCCAAACAAATCGAAAAGAATAATGAGTTGGCCGGTATCAATAAAAAGAATTCTGAAAAAGAAGCGAAGGAAAGAGAAAAGAGATTGTTAAAAGAGCAAGCCTATCAAGATCAAGTATTGCTAGGGGCCAAATCATTGTTGGAGCAAGAGCATGAAGCACACATGAAGCGCCTTGAGCAAGCGGGGTTATTTGATGAAAAGAAACTAAAACAAGGTAAGAGAGTTCTAAAAGAATCAATAAAGACCAACAAAAAACAACAACAGGTTTTAGAAGTTCTTGAGGCTCAACACCAAGCTAAGATTGCAAAAATTGAACTCAATGCAACCAATAAGCATTTAGCAGATAAAAAGAAAAAATACGAGTCAGAGAAAAACGCTCGAACTATAGCTTTTAATAATGAGTTATCTCAGATAAAAAACCTTGATGAAGCTAAAAAGAAACTGTCTCAAACGTTAAGTGACCACGAACTTGAAAAGATTAACACTTTTGAAGATGCTAAAAAAGCACTTAGAAGACAGCACGAAGCTGAAGAACTCCAGAAGCAAGCAGAGTATTTACAATCAATTATAAATCTTTATACAACTGCTCTTAGTACCGGAGAAATCGAAGGTGTAAGTTTTGCAGACAAAATATTGACTCCAGAGCAGAAAGAAATTTTGAATGAACAGCTAGAGCAGGTTCGTTTAAAGCTTTCTGAGGTAAACACTGAGAAAAACAACTTATCCGGAAATAGTGGAGATACGGATTTTTCTGAATTAGGGGATGTGGACATTTTTGGATCCAGTCCGGAGCAATGGTCCAATGCTTTTTCAAACCTAGATAAAGCTAAAGAGAAAATATCTGCTGTGGAAGCTGTATTAACAGGGTTACAGCAAGCTTGGGGGATGTATAATCAATTCTTAGCCAACAATGACAAAAAACGTCTCAGAGAATTAGAAAAGCACAATCAAAGGGAAAAAGAAGAGCTTCAAAGAAAACTTGATCAAGGAATTATTAGTCAGGACGAATATAATGATGCAATAGAAGAGCTAGATAATAATCTTGCTAGGAAACGAGCAGAGATTGAATACAAACAAGCAAAAAGAGAGAGAACTGCAGCGTTATTTAGCATTGCTTCACAAACTGCTTTAGGAATTATGAGAGCAGTATCCACGTTTTGGATGACAGGAGGTATGCCTTGGGCTGGTATTATTGCTGCAATGGGAGCGTTACAAGCAGGTTTGGTTTTATCTGCTCCTCTACCGGATAGAGGGTACAAGGATGGAGGATATACAAAAAGTCTAGGATACAAAGATCACACCGGAGAAGATGTTGCAGGAGTTGTACACGATGGAGAATATGTGGTTCCAAAATTTGTAATGAATTCAACAGACCCCGCTATTCCTGTTGTGTTAAAATACCTTGAGCATAAAAGAAAAGAAAAACTAGGATACTTCAATACCGGAGGAAGCACGTCTACAACTCCGCCAGAATTTGAAGAAGAGAATGAGACAACAACTTTAAATGACAATAACGCTAATAATGAGTTATTAGTAGCTGTGCAAACATTAAATGGAATTTTAGAAACCGGAATTGAGGCTTTTTGGGTTGAGAGTTATGAAGATTTTGTCGCTAGAAAAGAAAAGCTAAAAGAATTTGAAGATATATACAATAATACAAGACAATGAATTACTTAGGAGATTACCAGAACAATACTATTTATGGCACTTCTGATAACAGACGAATAAAGATTGAGACTGTTGATGAAGCAAATTTTATCCATTGTGAAGTAACAGTGGACTTTAATGGGCTACAATGGGTTCACAACTTTGAAGTTCCGTTCTTCAATAATAATGCCGAGTTCTATTTTGAGAACTACATCCATAGCATCATTATTCAAAACTTGACAGATACTACTGTATCTTCTGATCAATTAAGCATAACCTCTTTTGATATTGCTTCCGTCAGTCTTGTTTTAAAGGAAATGAAGCAAAGTGAAGAACTTGATGAATTACAGTATGATTTTTATATGTCAATGGGAAGTTTCGACCCTATTTCCTACATCAATATTCAAAACGGATCCAAACTACTGTTGCCAGCAATTAATTCAAAGTATATTACTCAAAAAGGAATTATTTCTTTTAGCTTTTTCTCCTCAGATCAGCCTGATAAGATTTTGGTCGACGTGAATAACAATGTCCAGGAGGTAAATGCTCCTATCAATAATTCTGGTTTATTCCTACATACAATATTTGCTCCTGTGAAATCAATTATTGGAGTAGGTGATGTGGCCTTTTCTCTTTCATTGAGATTTGCGAATAACTCTACTTTTTCTTTAGGTGATTTTATTATTAGCAATCGAGGTTTAGATCATTCTCATATCGTATATCAAAATCAATTTGGGACATTAACTTCTGCAGAGTTTACAGGATTGGTTGCTTTCACAGAAGAGTATAAAATTGGAAACATTGTCAATACCAAAGACGGTTTTACTTCCTCAAAAACAAACAGTATTGAAACCAATAGTTTAAAGACTCTCAACACAGGTTTTATTCTAGATAATGCCAAATATAGCATGATTGAAGAATTGATAAGATCGTACAATATTCATTTCTTAGACGGTTCTGAACTTAAAAAAGTGATTCTAAAAGGAAAGCCTAAAATAAGACCATATATCACAGATAAGTACTTGAGACATGAAACATTAACATTTAAAGTATCAGAAAATGACCATATTTTATACAGAGGGTTTTAGGCTAGATTTAACGCACTTGAACATTACATTTTCTGAAGAAAACCCATTCTTTGAAAAGGACCTAATTAAACAGCAGTCTTTTCCTTTCAAAATAAAAAAAGAAAGAGGTTTCATCCCTTTTTTTGAATTTGTTGATTCCCACAACAGCGTTGATTCTAACAAGTACACACAAGGTATCTTATTCAGAAACGACAAATACTATGAGGCCGAATTGGTGATATTAAACATTTTGACTGATATCGATGCGATGTTTTACTACAGTCCGGACAAGCTTACAATATTTGATATTCCTTTAAAAGCACTTCCATGGCCAGAAATAGAAGTTGGTGATGATATTTATCAGTTTGCAAAAGATACAATTGCGAAAGATTATCCAGACACAGTTATTAATTTTCATGAGGTATGTGATGAAGCAAAGTACAAGGATAATGATTGGGGGCCTTATTCTGGGTTCATAAACAAAAATGAGAATGGTGATTTTCAAAGAACATTGAACACCATTTACGGTTTAAACTTTCCTGTAATGAACGAAATGCGCCCTTTTATATATGTAAAGGAAATCATGTCGTTCATTTTTGATCAAGTAGGATATACGATAACAGGTGATTTTGACACCAATGAATCTATAAGTAAAGCTCTTCAATATCACAATAACTCAATTTTCTACACCAATAAAGAGTACTTGCTAAAAGAAGAATTAGACTTAACATTAAATCAGTCTAACATTTCAGGATATACCCCGGCAACTGTGACTTACAATAGATATGTGAAAGGTATCGTAATGTACTCGAAAGGATCTTATAAAGTTGATTTTAATATCAGAGGAAATTTTACAGTACAAAACGAAGAATGTCATGTGCAGTTCTATTTCAAAAATACACTTTTAGGTTCCTTAATTTCTCGAAACAACAACTCAGCTACTTTTGATAAAAGCATTTCTATTGATGTTCATGTTCCTGTCGAGGATGAAGGAGAACAGTTTGAAATCAGAGTTATTTGCTCCAGCACTACAAAGAACTCTATTGAAAGTGATTATGAAATATCCGGAACTGAAAGGCCCTTGTATAATAGTTCTTTTTCTCTTTCAGAATTACTTCCCGATGTGACTGTTGGAGAATACGTTACCTCGGTTAAAGAGAGCTTTGTCTTGACTTCAGTTTTTGACGAACCAACTAAAACAGTGAAGTTTGATTTCTTCTATTCGATTTCTAATAATCCAGATCCAGTAGACCTATCTGATTATATGATCAATAAGGTGTCCAGAAAACTAAATAAGTCAATTGGATATAAGATTTCGTTTGCAGATGGAGAAACTTTGTTCTTAAATAAAAAGGGAGATTTTATTCCTGAAGGCACTGGCTATACTGAATACAATATACCTTTGCAACCTTTAAAAGTAGTTTACATTGATGCACTCCCTGCTGTAAAGCATCAAGAACAGAATTCAATTACTTTTTTTGAAAGTAATGCTTTGGCCAAGCCTTTAGTTGCTGAAGACGATATTTCATATTCTAGGCTTGGATTCGTTCATGCTTTTCTCAGAAATTGGTTGTACCAGCTTTTAAATTCAGAAGAGTACAATCAAACATTGAAACTTCCGGTGCATATCTCCTCGAAATTGACATCAGAGAGTTTCATTTGGTTTTATAATAACACATTTCTGGTTCATAAAATCAAGAGGTACAATACAAATCTTTTGTTTGAGAAACTCACGTTAAAGCTTTTTAAGCTTAAGAGTTATCCATTATTCAATCCAATAGTTGATCTTGGGGATGGAAATACACAATACGATCCTCCTACAGCATTTACTTCAAATATTTCATTTGGAAGTACATTAGTCACTCAATTTAACGCAACAATTTATCCAAGTGCGTTTGGCGGTCCTTCTTCTTTTATTGTAGATATTTATGCAAATGGTTCTTCTGATCCTCAAGGCTTGGATTTGTCTTTTGCATGGGAGGTTTTAAGTAGTCCAGGAGGAAATGCTTTCGGAATATTTCAATCGCAAAATTCAAATCATTCAGTAACTCGATTTACCAATAGCGGATATATAAATCTTGCCGGAGATTACAACATAAGGCTAACTGTTGTGAACTCTGTAGGTCTGTCTGATACGATTGATATCATTGTAACGGCAAGCTAAATTCGACACTTTTAATATCCGTATTGGCTTTAATGATTTCTTTAGGTGTATATGCCTCGGTCTGAACAATAGAATGATGCCTTGCCTGATCACGAACAGCAATTGGGGGAACTCCTGCTCTGAGCATATTTGTAATTCCACTGTCCTTTAAACTATACCATTGATATTGTTTCGGTAAATTCAACGCTTTTCTTACTTTCACCCATTCATCAGATATCTTCTTTGGGGCAAGCATCTTTCTTCCGGAAACAAAATTTTCAGAGAAGACATAATCTCCCTGATTCACTTTTTTTAGGTGGTTTATCAAGTACGGTTTGAGAATGTCTGGAATTGTTACAGGCATGCTTTTCTTGTTCTTAGCAACATTCTTGTCAACATATATTATTCCATTTTTTATTAGAATATCGTTAGCCTTTAGTTTAGTCATTTCCGTTCTCCGAATGAAGCAGTAATGACCCAAAAGACAGAGAACAAAATAATTAGGTTTAAACTCTTTTAAGTATTCAAATATCTCTTTAAGCGTCTGTTGAGGAATTATCTCACGAACTTTGGTTTTCTGAGGAACCAACTCTATTCGTGTGGTTGGGTTCTCTGAAATGTATTTATGTCTTATCAACCAATCACTCAAGGTTCTAATAAATCTCAAATAATTGTTTCTTGTCCTAGCAGAATTATCTCGATCATAGTAGATTACATCTAAAAAATCACGAACAAGGTCGTCCTTGAATTTGATGGCAAACATTTCCTCTTCTCTGATTTCTTTCAGGTATTCTAAAATGTTATTAATGAAAGACTTATAGCTTCTGTAAGTATCTTCACGCTTTTGTCCATTCTTTACTTCTTTTTTAGCTCGATCCAAAAAAACCCTTGCCGCTTCCGAAAACTTGACAAAACCCCTTACCTCATTGCTATTGATAAACGGGTTCCATCCTCTTTCTAGTTTTTTATTTATTTCTAATACCATTTTCCGGCCAAGCTTTCTCCTTTCGGACTTGTTCTTAATCGGTCTTACTCGATTCTCCTTTCTTTTTAGCTTGTTTTCATAAGGACATTTAACGTAATAGACAATCTTCCATGTCTGGTTTTCTCTCAATTCTGCAGGCACAAAATCTACTAGAGAAATTACATTTCTAATTTTTTGAGAAGTGGACATTTTTTTTTTACACCAAGTTTTGACTTGATATAAAAAGTTAAACATCGAGATGAGACGAATTTGAGACGGTCTTTTGTCTAAAAACCACGAAACCCCTGTATTAACAAGGGCTACGTGAATGTCTCGTAGCGGGAACAGGACTTTATCTGCTCAGGCTTATTTTTTTAACATACTGATATTCAACTTTTTAAAAACCAAGTTTTGTTAATTTTTGCATTCATTTGAGACGAATATGAGACGGTTCAATTCTCAGTTTCCCCTTATTTTATAGTACTTCGCAGAGCTTCACTTTTTTTTAACTCATTGAATTATTTGAATTTGACCAGAGTTTTCTTCCTTGTTTACAGAACCTAAAACCCTAGAGATTCGCCTTATATTTTGTTTTTTGATTTTCATTGGTTGATGCACTAACTTTCCGTCTGGGTAAGTTTCCGTATTTGTGCTGTAAGCCATTATATGATCATCATCATACTCAGCTATTCTTTTAGTAACACGCATCTCATCCGTTTCAACTACATAGTTCCTTCCCCAAACTATTTCCGACTTGTCCTTTAATTCTCTTAAGGCCAGAATACATCCACTTTGATATTCTACCATACTGTGTTCATAATGGCGAATTGCTGCAGTAGCGTCTTTAAACCAATCGCCAGCATCAATCAATAATGAGGTATTACTATGAGGGGTATCACTATCAGCTACTACATCATTAGCTCCTCCTATAGTAGATGTGTCCTCATAAAAAGGAATTAAGTTCTTTTTGACCGATGGGGTTCCGGATCCGATCATGCTTCCTTCGTCATAAAGGAGCCAATCCATATTTAAATCAGGGAATTTTTTCCGTATAATAGGAATGATTTCACTGTTTAAACTTCCTTTTGTGTCTATAAACTTGTCAGACTTACCTATAGATAAGGAAAATTTTCTGTGGCTAATACCTTTATAATCAGCGTATTCTTGGAGTTTTTCTTTAATATTCACAATTATTTTCGGAATTATTTCCGTATGTACGGAATATTTTACTTATGTTTGTGTCACTAAACTGTCACTAAGGTATCACAAACATTTAAATAAAAAAATAGGGTATTTCTATGATTACAAAACAGCAAAAAAGACGAATAAAAAAGATTCTTGGGAATCATTACGTGTCTGTAATTCAGGAAGAACTTAACAGCCAAGAGAAGGTAAACAAAGATGGGAACCCATACTCTTCTAGCCAAATAAGAAATGTTATGAGTGGGCAACCTCACGAGGTTATAGAAGAAGCGATTTTTTCTGCCACCCAAAAGGAGATAATAAAGAAGGAGAAAATTAAAGAAGAGAGAGACGCAATCCTAAAAGCATCATGAAAGAACTTATAAAAAGCCATAATCAGCTATTAAAAATTGTTTTAGCCTATCATCATGCAAATTTAAAAAAGGTTGCAGAGGATCATCCTGCGAGAGTGGAAATTGAAAAAACAATTACTAATGCTTTAGAAGTAAAAAAATCCGTAGCTGGAACTACGGACCTTAAAAATTAATCATAAAACCATTGACTATGACTAACAGAGAGCAAATTACAACATTTAAACCTGACGGACAAATTGCAGGTTTATTTCCTTCAGACAACAGTATAGAGTTTGTAGGAAATCGTTCAAACAAGACCACAATGTGGTTGCAGAATGGTTCCATACACTATTTTGCTGATCTCCCGGCTGATGCCTATGAATTGGTTAAGAACGCTTATCTAAAATCACACAAGGCAAAATCTTTTCTTCAAGAAGTTTCGGATCATCTTCCGAGGCAAGTTGAACTCTATGCATACTATATGTGGGGAGATTTGGATAACACTCCAGATATCAAAGATGGAAAACTTTCTGCTTCCGAAAACTTCAGAGATGTAAGAAACTGCCCAAGCTTGTTATGGAATTCCAAAAACATCAATATAGGAGATCATGTTCTAACCCCAAGACAATTAGTAATTGTTGACTTAATCGGCAGCAATTTACCAGACAAAGCCATTGCAGATGCTTTAGGAATTACTCAAAAGACCCTAGACTTTCACAAAGCAAAACTATTTAAGGCTGTTGGAGTAACAACAAAAATGGACCTTTTAAAACTTTCAATTCAATATAAAATCGTAGCGTAATTATGTCAGTACAAATATCACCCACAGAATCAAACAGCTATCTAGTAAATAACAAAGAGGTTTACCAAGATCAATCAGGAGTATGGATAGCCAAAGAAGAATTACTTCCCTCAGAGTTGAGTGCTTGGAAAAATTATATGGATCATATGAATGGAGAAAAAAACAGCAATCCTTTGGAACTTAAACCCCAACAAATTCAGGAGCTGAAAAACCTCGATGAGATAATTGAAAAGCTTAACAAACAAATAAGCTATTTGCCATCAAACAAACATATTTCAGCACAGGAAAGAGAAGACCTTAAGGCTTATTATGAAGGTCAAAAAACTAAATATAGTGGCATGAGAACGAATCTCATTAACGCCTTTCCTGTCACTTATCAAATTGTTCAAGCTGGTGCAATAGCATAAAAGCGAAAAACCAATCAAATCAAAATGTTAATCACTATATCATCTAATTAAATGAAAGAGTATCCTTTTGCAGAAGCTATCCTTGTCCAAACTGATGGAGGTTTAAATATAATTTTAGATTATTATCCGAATGCTTCTGTATCTGTTCAGAACTTATCTAAAAAATTCAAAAGAAGATCTGAAGAAAAAACTGCATCATGTTCACTAAAGAAAACTAACGAAGGAACTTGGTTGGTTTGTGATTGGGGTGAGTGGGAAAAACCTAAAAACGCCATTGGTGTCTGTATGATTGAGGATAACTTAACCTTTGGAGAAGCGTGCAAAAAATTAGCAAAACTCTATCATATAGAATACCAAGGCCAGAGTCATGTGGCCAAGCCAGAAATTTCAAAAAGACCAAAATCCAAAGAAGAAGAAACTGGATCATACATTTTTGATTATAAGGATGATCTTTCACAATCAGAATTGGCTGTCATAGGACCTAAAGTAACCAATGAAATTGCCAGAAGATTCAAACTAAAGTCTGTAAAAAGTTACTCCTATGTAAAGAAAGATGAAGTGGTTGTAACAACAGCCACTGATGACTATCCAATATTTGTATATGATTTTGGAGATTGGCAAAAAATATACCAGCCAAAGTCTGCAGATAAAGGATTCCGTTTTAGATATGCTGGAGGAAGGCCTAAAGATTATGTTTTTGGATTGGACGATGCAGAGAAAACTCAGAAAAAAATCAAAGATAAGGCCATAAAGGATGCTATTGACGAGAACCCAAAAGAGGAAGATCTTAAAATAGACAAACTAATCATCTGTAGTGGCGATAGAGATGCTTTGAATGTGGCTTCTTTCGGATATTCCGTCATTTGGCTAAACTCTGAAACTGCTTCCTTAGACACCGATCTTTACAAAAAGCTACGCAAACTTGCTAATACGATTTACAATCTGCCTGACATTGATAAAACAGGCGTTGCTCAAGCGGTAAAACTTGGACTCATCTATTTAGACATCAAGACAATATGGCTGCCAAAATATTTATTGAAAACAAAAGATTGGAGGGGAAATCCAAGAAAAGACTTCTTAGATTTTCTGAATCTTAAGTACAATTCTAAGAACCCCATTCCTTTTATAAAGTCCCTCAAAAAACTAATCGATAACGCTTTGCCTATGAGGTTTTGGGATGAGACTAAAACCGATAAAGCAATCAAGTATTTCTACAATATTGTTCATGCAGAACATTTTCTGCAGCACCAAGGTTTTTACAGAATGGAAACTCCATTTGAAAAAGACGACTACTGCTACATTCAAATTGACGGAAATGTTGTAAAAAGAACTACTCCTAATAAAATTGAGGTATTCGTCAACAGCTTTCTTGAGCAGAGACAAATGCCAGTTCCTCTAAGAAACATGGTCAAAAAGACCCCTTACTTGAAGGAGGCAATGCTTTCTAAACTCCCTGTAATTGACATCGATTTTATTGACTGCGATGCCAGCACTCAATATTGGTTCTTTTCTAAGAATGTTGTGCAAATCACTGCCAAAGAAATCAAAGTATTTAAAAAAGGTGTTCTCAACAAAATGGTGATGGAAGACAAAGTAATTGAACATCCGAAAACAATATCAGAGAATGCGTTCATTGAAAGCTTTAAAGAAAGGCATTTTAAAATATACGAAGATGCCGATGGAGACTTAACCATTGATATCTTAAAAAAAGACAACGACTTTTTAAACTATCTCATCAATACCAGCCGGATTCATTGGCGTAAAGAATTAGAAGGAAGTTTTGATTCTAGTCAAGAAAAAGAAGCTGAAGATTACTTTAAAAAACATCAGTTTGATATTTCCGGACCAAGACTAGAAGCAGATGAAATACTAGAACAAAAGCTTCACTTAATCAATAAGATTTATGCTATTGGCTACCTGCTTCACAAGTATAAAACCAAATCGAAAGCATGGTTTGTATTCGGAATAGACAACAAACTCTCTGACATTGGAGAAAGTCATGGTGGTTCTGGAAAATCTTTGATGTATGAGAATTTGGAACGAGTAATGAAAAACCAATTTTTTATTCCTGGACGAAGCAAAAAGGCAATCGATTCTGAATTCATATTTGATGGTATTACACAAGAGACGGACTATGTGTTTATAGATGACATGAATCAATACTTCCCTTTCCAACAATTCTTTTCTGAGATCACAGGAAAAATGAAGATCAACCCGAAGAACGCCAAAGGGTATACATTAAGCTTCCAAGAGTCCCCAAAGCTTTGTGGAACTTCAAACTTCCCTCCTCTAAATCTGGATCCGTCAACATCAAGAAGAATATTATTTACGGTAAACTCAGACTATTACCACCATAATAAAGAAAACGAATACAGGCAAACCAGAAGGGTAAGTGATGACTTTGGAGGAAAGGAATTGTTTAATGATTTCACAGAACAAGAGTTCAACAATGTGTTTGTCTTTTGGGCTCAGTGCCTTCAGTTCTATCTGTCTCATCCTGATAAAATAGACCCACCAATGGATAACGTAAACAAGCGAAATCTAATGGCAGAAATGGGTGATGCCTTCAGAAATTGGGCCGCTGTGTACTTAAGCTCAGAATCTGAGAGATTAGATAAACTCATCAGCAGATCAGATGCTTTTGATGATTACAAACGAGTTTCTGGAGGTAAAAAATCTGCAAACTCATTTAAGAAGGCTATCAAGGCTTACTGCAAGTTCAATAACTATGTGTTGAATCCTAAAGAGTTGGAACCAAAAGGCGGCAGAATAATTAAACGACTAGACGGTAAAGCTCAGGAGTGTTTCTATATAAAAACCAAAGAAACGGTTGATACCGATAAAATATCAGAAGAACCAGAATTAGACACTGATGGAGTTGTTTTCTAAACATATCAGATGGTGTTGGGACAACGGAATATACTTCGTCCCCAAAGCGATTGATGATCGTGGAAACAATGTGAAAATAGCCATGATTAAAAAAGGAAAGTCAAAGCTTGGGAATGAAAAATATCCTCAGAAAACCAGACAAGACAAAGAAAGATTGTATGAAAAAATAGATAGCCTCTATCTACAAATTTTTGAAAAAAACATTCATAGCGAATTAGTAATAAATAAATGATACAACGATGAAAAAAACAATTGAACACAAAAGGCACAAAGCAACAATCCATGTGATTTTGAACCACAGAGCAGAAAGACATCCGGACGGAGATCAATTTCATGCAGCTTACATAACAAGTGAAGACGGAGAATACAAAGAAAAGTATGAAACCAACACCAAGTCAAATTTAGAAGATGCTTTAATGAAAGTTGAGCAAGACTTTATTGATCATATTGATTCCGATCCGTCAGCTGAAGAGAAAACATTAATCGCTTTAGGATATTCTAAATAGTGCAATTATGGAGATAAAATTTCCCAATCAAAAAGAATATATAAAGGATGCTGTTTTCAGCCCTGACAGAAAACATAGGTATGCCTTGATTAGAGTGTGGAATAACGAATTACCAAGAATAATGTTCATTGGTCTCAATCCATCTACAGCAAATGAAAAAGAGAATGACCCAACTATAAGAAGGGTAATCAATTTTGCTAAAGGCTGGGGGTTTGGAGGCGTTTATATGTGCAATCTATTCTCATTTGTAACTCCATACCCTTCAGAATTAAAAAAGGCAAAGGATAACTTAGAAAATGACTTTCATCTAAGGTATTACACCTCCATTTCAAAAGAAGTTTTATGTGCTTGGGGAGCATTCCCTGAAATTGGAGAACGTTCTTCCCAAGTATATAAAATGCTAAAAAATTATAGTGCTGAATTTTCTGCACTTCAAATTAATAAAAACGGAAGTCCGAAACACCCGCTTTATGTTAAAGCGGATATTAAACGAGTTCCATTTACAGTGTAGCAATTGAAAAATCTACTTGAAATATTGAGAGATGAAAAAACCTTGGTTGTATGCAATCACTCTGGAGGTAAGGATAGCCAAGCTATGTATTTAAGGTTGAGAAATATTGTTCCCAATCATAGACTCGTAGTTATTCATGCTCATTTGCCAGAAGTTGAGTGGGAAGGAACAGAAGAGTTTATTCGATCCACTATTGACCATGAGTTTTTCGTAGTTCAATCTGGCAAGACCTTTTTTGAAATGGTTGAACATAGACAGAAATTCCCTTCGCCCAGCAATCGACAATGTACCAGTGATCTTAAACGTGCGCCAATACAAAAACAAATACGCAGACTTTGTAATGACCGAGGATTTACAACAGTACTTAATTGTATGGGGTTGAGAGCAGAAGAAAGTTCCTCCAGAGCAAAAAAACAGGTATTGAAGATCAACAAGACTCAGACCAATGGAAAACGTGATTGGTATGATTGGTTGCCCATTCATAAAATGACAACAAAAGAGGTTTTCCAATGTATCAGCGATAATAAACAAACCCCATTTTGGACATATGGAAAAGGATTGAGTCGGAAGAGTTGCTGTTTTTGCATTATGGCCAGCGAAGAAGATTTGTGTATCGCTGCCAAATTGAACCCTGAACTTTTAGAAAAGTACGATCAATACGAGAGAAAACTAGGGCACACCATGATAATGCCATCAAAGAGCAAAGGAAAAAGAACGTTGAAACAAATTATAAACAATAGTAGAGAATATGCCAATTGATTATAAAGACTATCATCCAAAGTGGACTTTAATAGTTCGCCTAATTCGTAAAAGATCTGGCAATTGTTGCGAAGGTTCACCAAAATATCCCGACTGCAGAGCTGAGAATGGAAAGCCACATCCAAAAACAGGAAGTAAGGTTGTTCTTACAACTGCTCACATGGACCATGATAAAGACAATAATCGATTTGACAATCTAAAGCATTTATGCCAAAGATGTCACTTAGCACATGATCTACCACAACATATTAATAACCT